TTCATTAAGGTCATAAGGAGTTATCTGGTATACATAATAAGTTTCTAAAATATTATACATTTTTAATCTTCTAAATAGCATAAATACTGGATTTTTAGTTGGGGTATGGCGTATATTTACGCCGCATTTACACCGCGTTTTTTACAAAATCAACAATTTTATTTTCGTTTTTAACAATTCTTTCGATGTCGTCACTTGCTTTCTGCGGCATAACATGTGTGTATAAATCCATTGTCATTTGTAATGTTGCATGACCTAAATATGATTGAACAACTTTCGGCTGCACACCTGCCTCAAAGCATCTTGTTGCAAATGTGTGTCTTAAAGCATGACCGCTGAAATATTCCATTTCTTCATCAACAGAACGGACAAGATTTATTGTATCTACAACAGAATCAATCGCCGCACTGTATAAAACCGAATTAAGTGGTGTGTTAAATTTTGTTGTAAATAAATAGTCGTTCTGCTCTTTAGGCTGTTTGTTTTTGATAACATGCTTCTGCTTTATCTGCCTTTCAAGATACTTTCTGCATAAGCTGTTCATAGGCACTTTCCTATTGCTCTGTTCTGTTTTAGGCTCTTCTAAATGAAATTCCTTGCGTTCATCATCAAGGTATTTCTGATATACAAGCGTCTTAGATACATTTATTAGCCCATTTTCAAAATCAATATCATTTTCAGTTAAGGCAAAAAGTTCTCCCGGTCTCAACCCTGTATTTACAGCAATATTGAATAGATTGTCGTAAAATGTGCCAGCACAGCATTCAAAAAATACTTCTTGTTCATCAATTGTTAATGCTTTAGCGAAAACTTCCTTTTTTGCCCTCAATTTAACTCCTTTTGTTGGATTTCTGGACATAAGCTCATCTTCCATCGCTCTTGAAAACATGTCTGATAATATAACTTTAATTTTGTTTTGCCGTTCATATCCATAGCCCTTATCGTCAGTAATATCAATTAATTGTTGAATATCCGACTTAACAAAGGAATTTATGTTGCGATTTCCCAAAAAAGGTGATATATTCTTAGTGTATATGTGAGTGTATTCCCTAAGTGTATTGGGGCGTACACTTTTCTTTTTGTACACATCTACCCAACGATTAAACCAATCGTCCAACTTAATGTCATCTCTTATGCTTGTAAATGACTGACTATCAGCTATTGCAATTGCAAGTTTCTTTCTTAATTCTGACAGTTTATCGTCATAAATGCTTTTTCTCTGACCGAATCTATCAACATACCTGCCACAATATTTTCCGTTCTTCCGTTGACAGATTCCATTTCCTAGCTCTTTACCTTTTAAATCCTTTCCCATTTTCTTTAGCTCCTTTCAATAAATAAAGAGCTATTGCGTGATAATTAATATTACTACACAATAGCTTATATTTCAATATATCTCTATATTTCCCTACTTTTTTCTATATATTTCTCAAACTCTTTACGCTTGACAAGCCTTTTATTTCCGACCTTTAAAACAAAGGGGCAACTAATCTCATTAAGCATTGTACTAATTCTATTAATTCCAATATTGCTATATTCAGACGCTTCTTCAACTGTCAGTGTTACTTTTTCCCATATAGGGATTGTTTTCACCATTTCATCAGTCCTTTCTATCTTGATTTTTATATCCTTAACTCTCCTTGAAATTGTTGCTTTGGTTAACATGAGCCTCTCGCTAATTTGCTCTAAGCTCATATTACCCACAAGCAACTTGAAAATTCTCAATTCTTCCTCGGTAAAATTGGCATTTTCAATTATTTCATCAAGCTCCGGCTTAGTCAGTTCTGAAAACTTCATAAGCCATACTCCTTAATATTTAATTTTTATTTTTGTCTCTTCTTCTAACTGTTCAATAAGTTCTTTCGGATCTATGAGTCCTGCGTTGAAATCTTCGTTGAATTTATCAATCTCATCAATAAGCCGCTCTAGTCGCTTATTTCCAAATCCGAATTTATCGTGCAGCACCCATAACAGAATTGTTAAGGCATTACCAAACATTTCTTTATTTTCTTTATTCTTCTGCCTGTTTAATTGAACTCTCATCATTTGTTCCTGAAATCTTCGTTGTTCCGACTTGCTCATTTTTTATTCTCGCTTCCTTGCTTTTCTTAGCATACTCCAAAGACTTATTGTAGTGCTTTTTACATAACTTTGAGTGATTATAAACCGGTTCGCCGCAAAACCAGCATTTACCATTCATTACCCATTCACGTTTAGCATCGAGTTTTGAGCCTTTCTTGGCGTCTCTTATACGTTTCTTGATTTTAAGTTTGTTACGGCACTTAGAACACGTTTTATATCCCTCATCTGCCTTAACTTTACCGCAATAAACGCATAATCCGTTATTGCTTCTTCTCTGATACTTGCTTTTTTGCTCGATTCTATCTTTTTCCTTGAATTTTTCGGGATTGGCATTGTATCTTGACATTCTCTGGGTATAGCGTTTTGCTGAACATTCAATGCACATTTTTTCATCACCAAAAAGACTGTTTTTACGGCATGTAGGGCATATTCTATTTTCTTTATACCAACTAATAAGTTCTCGTCTATCTTTGTTTGCTCTGTCGTGGCATTTGCTACATTTAACCCCGGCAATATCAAGTGGCTTTCCACAATTTACACATAATCCAGCTTCTTTTCGTCTGTAATACATTCTCATTTGCGGACTAATTGGCGTTGTTTCCACTAAAATCAACCTCTCATTCTGTCAATTCTATCTTGTACCTCTCTAGGTGCTTCAATATACTCTTCTGCGTTTGTATTTTGACCGATAAGGGCATTTTCTTTAATTTGTAATGTATTTATATCTCTTTGGAATTTTTGCTCGATTTGAGCCTTATACGAATTTACATTCGTCTTTTCGATAAGTGATTTGATATTGTCCGGCATACAATTTATTTCTTTCGCACGCTTAATAACTGTTTCGTAAGTTCTTAGAAAATTTGATTGTATTACTGTTTCAATCGTCTGATAGTCTGACGTTGCCCAGTTTTTAAGGTTGTCTGGCATACCAACCGCCTGCCTGACAAGTGGTGGTAGCTTGTTGAATTCTTCGATCGCTCCATATGTGCCATTCCGTAATGCCTTACTAACCAGCCCCCAAGCTGTCATTCCGTCAAGTTCCTGCGGCTGTGATATTGTCTGTATTTTACCTATCAACTGTCCTATACTTGGAGCAAATCCACTTATATCAGAGTTGATATATGCTTTAAGTGCGACTGACACTTGTTCATAACTGTAATTTTCTAACATCATATTCCACACATCTACCGTCTCTGATAGGTTGTTAGGCTTGTAGTTAGGGTAGCAATCGCACATAATGCGAATGATTTTAACTGTTTCTTCTCTTGTCAAGCGTTGCTACCTCCTAATTCATATAAAATTTTGATACCATCTGCGTCTACATTTGAGCTTTTATTTGCTATGCTTCTAAAAATATCCACATAATCACAATTACCCAAATCAATAGGGCAATTATCTAATATATTTAATATATCTTCAATAACTGCTCTTTCACTATCATTAACTGTGATTTCGTAAATTGTATCTGAATACATAATTTTTCTCCTTTACACATTATCCCAATCAATAGCACCCTTATTGAAATTCTGATTGCCTTGTTTATTAGAATTATCTTCTTTCAACCCGAACAAGCCTTGCCAGCAATAGTCTACTGACTGATTAAGAATTTTAATGGCTAAGTCATTATCTCCGCCTGATAGCTTTTCAAGGGTATTCATAGCCCTATGCAATGCCTTGTCAGTGCATATAGGTTTTTTAATTCTCTTACGCATTGTCACATACTCGTTAAATGCTTCATCAAGTAATTCATCATTGGGATAATAACTTTTCTTTTTGGATATTACGTTAGTAATATCTTTTTCTGTATTCTTATCTTCTTTAATTTCTTCTGTTCTTTCATTCTTACTTTCTTTTAATATAGAGTTTGTTAATAGAATGTTATCTGTTTGTTGATTGTTTGTTAAGTTGTCTGTTATTTGTTTGTTATCTTGCTTGTTATCCGTTTGATACAAATTGTAGTTAACCACAGTAAATATCGTGAATTTGTTTGTTGTTTTGCTTGTTATTTCGCCTGTTAATTGTAAGTGTTTTAGCGAGGTACGAATTTCCATTACAGACAAATTAGTTTCTTTTGATAATTCAGATATTGAAGAGGGGAAAGACCCTCTTTCAATTATCTTGCCTTTATAATTTCCGTCTTTCCAATAGGCACTTATCAACATATACATAAAAAGTCTGAATGTATTAATATCGCTCCACCATTCCCACTTTAAAATCTTTCTGTCAATTTTAATAAAGTTGCCTGCCATAATTACCTCTTCAAGTTCTGTCACATTGTTACTTCACTAAATCGTTAATACTAACTCTAAATCCGTCAAATTCCTTGCCTTTACTTCTAACATAGGCAGATGTATCAAAGAACATTAAGTTGCCCTCTCTGTCCGTTGCCATACTTACACCGTTTCTTGTAAGACTGCTTTTGAGTAGGTCAAGTAAAATCTGTATTTCCTGCTTTGTTTCGTCTTTCATTATTTACCTCTCCATATCTCTTCATCAAGAATATATTGCCTGATAAATCTATCTGCGTACTGTGGGTGTATCATTGACCTTGCTGTTTTTCTGTCTACTCCCAATGGATTATCACTTGTAACATATCTTTGTTTCATAACCTCAACTGCCTCTAATGGTTCAAAAATAAGATTATTCTTAGGTTGTAAACCAATGAACCAATATTGTGTAGGCTTTTTATAGTAATCTCCATTCAACGTCCTGTCTTTGTCGATAACATTAGGCTTTATGCACCAAAAATGTGTTAAATAATGCATTCCACTAGTGCTTAACGGATTTTCTATAATCAGCCTTAGATGTTTTCTTTGACATACAATAACAAATTTGTTAAGTATCTCGTAGAACAAACTTAGTTGCCTATGTCTTTTCATTGACGCCTCGCACTTTTGCTCAATAGTGTAGTTCTTATATTGATAAGCTGTGCAGCATAAATGTCTAGGACTTTGGTCTGAAAAATAAGTGCAAGGGAAAAATGCAAATATCAAATCATCAGGGCTTATCTTATCGAACAAACTCGGCTCGCCTTGATACCCCCCTCTATCTCTTTAAAAAGGTCGGTAACATAGTCGGTTTCGTTAAATTCATTCTGAATATCATAGTCGTAGGCTTCAATTCCATACTTTTTGAAAGCATTCTTAAATGTGCCCGACTGTTCAAATAAACAATGTACTATCATTCTAAATCCACCAAAAGGAAACCTCGGTTTTATGTCCGGACAACCTATTCCTTTCTTTGATTTCTAGTTAATTGAATTTTTTATACGCTTTTTAGCTGCTTCAAATACCTTATCGTGAATGTAGGTCTTAATATCGTTATAGCAATCACTACATATTTCATTTATCACTGTCTTTTTATCAACATTTGAATAGCCTCTTTTTGCGTAATCATCAGTGTAAATATCAAAGCCATTTATTTCATAACAATCGCTACAAAATTTGCCACAAACATCACATCTGTATGCTTTACTCACTCTGAATCACCTTTTCCATTCCTATATTCTTCTATTGCCTTGCCAACTCTATCTTTGCACCAATCCCCACTACAGCACCATTCAACAGCTTTAAAAACAGGACTTAACATTTCAAAGAGCGTTTAACTAACCCAAAATGGCTGTTTACTGCTTCTGTCAAGGCTTCATTCTTTGCCTTATCAAGTTCATCAAGCAAATCAAGAATTTTCTCAGCATTAGCCTTATTCTGTTCAGAATCAGTCCTTATCTGCCTTAATTCTTCAAGTCGCTGTTCATCTGCTGCCGTATCAGACTTTGCAATCTGGCTTTCACATTCTGCTAACTGCTGCCTTAAAGCTGTTTCCTGTACCTTTAATTCTGCCTTAACTGCCGAAATATCATTAGCCTTGTGCATAGCCTGTTCCTTTTCAGCTATCTTCTGTTCAAGTGCTTTGTATTCTTCGGTGGCTGATACATCAATTTCCTGCGGAAGTTCTGATAACTGCTTTTCAAGGTCTGCTAAATCAACTAAATGCTTCTCTAACTTCTGCTTTCTGTCAGCCAATTCCTGTTCAGCTCCAGTTAACAATCCTTTGACTTCATCAAGCATTTTCTTAGCTGTGTTGCCTTTATCAGTAATTCTGTTAAGTTCGGTTTCTTTGTGCGTCTTAAAATCTGCCCTTAATTCCTCTTTCTTATCCTCTGGGTATTCCTGCTTGCAATAAGGGCAAATAAGGCTGTTCTCGTCAAATACACGCTCTTTTTCAGCTTTCCATTCAGTCCTGCTATCGTCAAGTGTTTTCTGATATTCAGCTATCTTATCCTTATCAAAGTTGACTACACCCTCTGCATTGCTGATTGACTGCTCGCTATCCTCAATCACATAATTAAGGTTACTAATCTGTGATTCAAGTTTTCTCCTAGCCTTAACATTTTCTTCATTAGCTTTACGGCTCATATCACTAAGCTCAAATTTAAGATTGAGAATATCCGAACTAGCCTTGTCATATTCAGCTATCAGCTTGTCATTGTCGGTCTGCTTTGCCACGCAATCAGCAATCTGCGCTTTAAGGCTGTTCTTCTGTAATTCAAGGTCAGATACTTCAATAGCCTGTTTAAGCTGAATATCTCTTTCCTTTTCCTTAATCTGTCCGTCAAGAATAGGCAAATCCTTTGTAATCTTAGTCTTGGTAGCCTTATTCATAGCGGATAATTCCTCAACTGTATACTTATTAAGCAAAGGAACTAACTCCGCTAATTCGGCTTTCTGTGAAGCTATATCAAGGTCTGTAACATCTCCCACAAGGCTGAATAGGTATTCTCTCATTTCTGCTGGTTTCTGATTAAGAAAAGCATTTACATTGCTGCACATCTTAAATACATTCATATCAACATCAAGATATGCATTGAAATCCTTTAATGTCTTAGGCACATCGTTGATAAAATACTTGTTGTCGTCTTTATAACTACTGCCGTCCTTACTGTAAGTACGCTTCTGCACTTTCTTCATAGTTACTTCTTTTCCGTCAACATCAAGTGTAAGCTCAACACTTGTATCCATATCATCAACGGATTTTCCGTCAATCTCTCTTCTGACAACCGGATTATCCTTTAATTCATAGTCACAGTTAAACAAGCACCACAGATAAGCTGTTGCAATAGTTGACTTACCTTTGCCATTCTTAGCTGTAATTTTTGTAATGGCATAGAAATCAAACTCTGCGTGTGCATAGCACATAAAGTTTTCAAGAACTACCCTTTTTAAAGTTGCTCTCATAAACAATATCCCTTCCTTATTATATATTCATAACAAATACGCCATCTTCAACTTGGAAGTTATCAATTTCCCTATCCGCATAGGCTGAATACTTAGCTTCCTCAAACGAACCATTAAATACTGTTCCGTATTGCGGTGTCCATATCTGGCATACCACATCTTCATCAATAGCCATACTTGCTAAATCTCTAACTGTAATATCACTATGCATTGGCTTCACCCTCCTCTGCGTAATCAATTCTGCTTACTGATACTTCATAAGCAACCCTTGTCTCAATCTCATTGTCACTTATCTTCTTAGTGTACTCACGGCTCTGGAATCTTCCCTGGATCTGAATGTGTTCTCCAACTTCAAGTCCACCCGCAAATCTTGCATTTCTTCCCCATGCTATACATGGTATGTAATCTGATTTGCCATATGGTCTGTTTACAGCCACTAAGATATCTGCAATCTCTCTACCCTTTGGAGTACATCTGTATATAGGTGGTTTGCAGATATGAGCGTCAAGTATAACTGTATTAATATTTTCCTTGAATGGTAGTTCTGTTGCGTCCTGTGCCAGTATTTCAAGTTCTCTTGCAAATACATCATCAATATGCCTGTTGAAGCTCCTTATCTGCCCTGAAACTGTGACAACCTGTCCTACCTTGATTTCATTAATATCAGTAAGTCTGTCCGATATCATTACTGGTAATGTATCCTTGTTACCGCTTGTTCTTGAACACTTGAGCATGAACACATAAAACCCCTCACCAAGTACTTCGTGTGAATACTCTGGTTCTCTCTCAACTACTCCTGCTAATGTGATATTGTTATTTATTGCATTTCCCATTTTCCTTATCTCCTATCTTAAAATGTAACTTCCTATTGGTACTTTATCCATTCTTTCAATTAAATGGATTTTGCAGCTGAAAGAATGGAATTTTCTAAAATCCTTTTCTCTCATGGCTCTTTGCCTGTTTCTATTCAACTTAATGATTCTTTTTATGCTACTCATTGGCACTCTCCTCTCTGGTTCTGTAATACATTGTTGTAAGAAATCCTTTTGTTGTTAAGCAATCGTAATTCTTCCATACCTCAAGGCTATGATTTGCTGTCTTAACAGCATTTCTTACTGCGCTTCCAATAGAGTCCTTACTTTTGCCGTATTTCTCGGCAACTTTCTTAATCTCGCCATCTATTGCTAATGCAGAATCAAGATTGCTCATAATATCAACGATGTATGCATAACCTTTTCTGTTAGAAAGAATACCTAAGTTGAATAATTCTTCTCTTATTCTTTTCTCCATAAACAAACTCCTTATCTGTAGCAAAAGTACATGTTCTGCACTTTCTTATAAACACCGCTACCTTGTTTAAATTCAGCTTGATACAACACATTGCTAGGTATGTCATATCCGCTTATTAATAATTCTTCTGCTATTCTCCAACACCTTTCTGTTGGCTCTTTATAGAATCCGCTGTTTTTAAGTTCTATACATTGATATTGCCCTGACTGATAGATAACTTCTTCAATGCTGTTAGGAAAATACTCACTTTGTACTCGGTTCAAAACAACGGCTCCTGCAAGATATAGCATTTCATCATCGTTACATGTCGCTCCACATTCTCCCATCAGTAAATGTGCCATAAGCGACAACTCATATTCATCAACACTTATCTCTCCAGTTTCAACCTTATAATCAACATGTGAGTTGTAGCATTCACTTAACACTGCACTCTGCTGATTAATCTTAGCTTGCGGTTGTACCGGTCTTAGAATCAACGCTATAAGGCTGATTCCTGCCAGTGTTGCGGATATGTTAATTATCTTTTCTTTCATATTCTTTTATCCTTTTCATTAGGCACAACGGCGGTTCGTAAGAATCAATGAACTCATGTACATCTGCTAAATCATCATGCTTAATACAGCTAAAACGACACCCGACTTCGTGTTCTATCTGTAAATATAAATCTATGCAGATTTCGTTAATCAAGTTTATGTCACTAACCTTGCCGCCTGTAACAGCAATAACCCTCTCGCTTTCATGTCTTGTAATGTCCTGTATTTCATCAAAAGTTAATGAATCGTCAAACGGAAACACTGTTATCTCCTTTCAAGAACTTATTAACAAAGTAAACCTGTCCTTTGCCTGTTACCTTTGGTGTGCGTGTAATTCTTACGCTTCCATCTGGATTAACAAGGTTGCTTTCCTTGATTTCAAATAGTCCCTGCTCAATGTACCTCTGCGTCGGCATATTGTAAGAACTTCCACTCTTAATCAGATAGCCCTTATCTCTTAACCATACAAATAATCGCTTCTGCCCGATTTGCACACCATTCTGACAAATCAACTTTGCTAAATCTCCAACAAGGATTGATGTATGGCTTGTTGCTACTGCGTCTGCAAAAATCTCTTTAGGCTTCATTTGTTCAATTCTTGCCTGCTTCTGTTCGATTATCTTGTCTCTTTCAGCTATCTTGTTATTAGCTACAAGAAGTGCCTTTGCCATGAGTTCTTCATCAGACATTGTTTCTTGCCCTGCTATGTAGCCGCCATTCTTACGGATTGATGGAAGAACCTCATGTGTAATCCATCTTTTGAAATCTTTGGCTTCCTTTTTTCTGCTTGCAAGTGCTAATGAGTAAAGACCATATTCATTTACACAATTCGTTTCTCCGCCAGATAACCCTAAATTAAATTTAGCCTTTTCATCATCGTCAATTCTTTGCATAGCCATTGTTGGATTTGACAAATCTAACGACCTGCATATGTCACTTGCGACAAACCAAGGTTCATTATCTTTAGTAATGGTTCGGATTTCTCCAAACTCTGAATCGCTAAAAATCTGTAGCTCCATAAACATTCCTTTCTAAATAATGTGTGATATATTTTGACCTTTTAAGGTACATTTGAGCGATTCTGCTCATTCCTATCTGCTGTAACTTGTAGAACTTTATATTTATTGATACAATAGAGAAGTGATGGTAGACACTTTCCAATTGGTAGGTAATTCACACTTGATACGAACAGGGCGCTATCCCTGTCGAAAAGAACTAATGATGTTTGAATAAAAGTTTGCAACTATTTACCGCTACCATCGCTTTTCTATTGCATCAATATCAAAAATTCTAATCTGTTTGTACTTTGTGCTATAATCCTCTTATTCTATTAGGGATTGAAGAAATGTTCTCCATTCTTACTCCTTTCTGCTTATTATCAAAATAATAAGTCCAGTATCGTAAGTAAAAAATTTAATACCGCAAGAACAACAGCGATTATTAATGTTATCAATGCAGCATCACAAAGTCTTTCATTGTTGCCTCTTTTTACTTAATCCATTTTTCAACTGGGATTCTTGTTGCTTCTGCAATTTTTTGCACTGTAGTTAATGCTGGTAAAGAATTATTATCTTTCCATCTGCGTACAACCCCGTTGCCAAGACCGCATTTTTTTTCAAATGCGTGTATTGACAAATTATTTTCTTCGCAATAAGCAACAACATTTTGATAAAACATAGACTTCTCCTTTCTTTATTTGATAAAGATTTAGAGAAAAGCTTGACAATCTTTAGAGAAAGTTCTAATATATGAATTGTCGAGAAACATATTTTGAGAACACTTCCCTTTAAGTTTATTTTTAGGCTTTTCCCTAACCTTTAAACTTATTATATAGAGTGTTCTCGAATTTGTCAACACCTTTTTTAGGTGAAACTCTAAAAAATGGAGGAAAATGCAAATGAACACAGTAGAAAGAGTAAAAGACCTATGCAAGCAAAGGAAGATTTCAATACATAAATTAGAATTAGAATGTGGTTTTGCTAACGGATATATAGGTCAGTTGCGTAAAGGCACATTACCAGATGATAGGTTGGGAAAAATTGCTGAATATTTAGGTGTATCAGCCGAATATTTAAGAACTGGCGAAGAAGAACAGCTTATTTTGTCTGAACAAGCTGATTTGTGGATTAAAGTCAGAAATGACAAAAAATTATTACACTCGTTAAAAACATTTTTTGAGTTAAGTGACGAACAGCAAAAGTATGTTCTCGGTTTAATTAATTTATTTAAAGGAGAGTAGTAATAAATGATTGAATCGAAAGATTTTTTAAGAGCCATAGTAGAGAAAAGGAATAAAAACGGCAACACTGATTATGCTGACATCGCCAATAGTCTTGGCATTGATATGGTTTCGATGTTGCCGTTTATGAAAGAACTCAATCGCAAAGGTTATATCATTCAAACTCTTGAAGATGTAACTGTGACAAAACTTGGTTTACTTGCCTATGATGAACTTTAATTAAAACACTTTACGATTCAAATTGCAATGCTCTTTTACTTTTCTGTGTGTACTGCTGGTACAGTCGTTAGGTTGTGCCAGTTTTTGTTATGTCTTTTACAATTTTGAAGATGTATTCCACTACATCTTCATCATTAACCTCTTTTATCAAGCTGTAAATTTCATTTTTGCGTTCCTCCATATTCATTTTATATCCCCTCCCTTAACTACAATAATGAGGTTATTATAGAACATTTGTTCTCGCATGTCAACCTACCCCCAGTAGATTAACAGTTTTCAGCGGTGACACTGCCAACGCCAATCAAACAGTGCCACCTAGCCGAAACTTGAAGATTTCGTCCGAACTCTCTCGGACAATTGTTATTATAAATACTGATAATGTAAAAATCAACTTAAAGATATCGCAAGTTTCGACAGCATTCGACAAATTATGCATATTGTGATATGATTAGTAAAATTAAATTTAAGGGGGATTTGCCTATGAAAAAGAGAATTGTAAGTATTATGCTTGTTATGTGCTTATTAAGCCTTGTAGCGTGTCAGAATGGTGCTTCTGATAGTAATGTTGAAAGTACCAGTGAAGTCCAGACAGAACAAGAAACATTATTGTCAAGAGACAAGAGTGTATACCCTGATGATATAACTGTTGAAATGCTCAAGCGTACACCTAATAAGTATATTGATAAAGAATTCAAGTTGACAGGCAATATTGTAGCAGAATTAAAATATGATGGGGAGGTCGAAGATAAAGACGGAAATACGCATACCGGTGAAGAATCTAGTGAATATATTGCTTGCTATTATTTAGCTGTTGATGGCAATAATGATGATACTGTTGTTTTGACATATTATAGAGACGATTTTGATTATAATTTGCTTGTTGGTGATAATGTGACAATGTACGGAACGCTTCTTGAGGGTGGTATGGAATTTAAGAAAACAAACGGAACTATAACGACCATTCCTGCTGTTATGGCTGTTATGATAGATTTGAATAATTAAAATATTACCGGGAGCATTGCACTCCCGGTATTTTTATTAAGGTTAGACTAATTCACAATCAGTTACATTGACCGCTGCGAATAATTCTCCGTCATGCACAAGTACAACCCTGTCTCCACTTCTTTCTGATACTGTATACTCGTCATACCAAGCCTTAATAGGTGTGCCATCATAATCAGTATCGCCGACAAATCTTACAGTACTGCCCTCTTCAATATCTTCACTGAATGGGATATCTGTAGGCGCATCATCAGAACTTGCACCGCCGACAAATTCAAGATTAGCAATATTGACAGCGGCTGTGATTGTTGTGCCGATACCTATAACAATTCTGTCTCCACTCTCTTCAATTACATCATATTCATCATAATATGTCGCGAATCTTACGCCGTCATAATCAATGTTATCAAGTACTCTGACTTTCTTGCCGTCGCCGCGATTTACTGTATCTGTGTTGATATCATTGTCATTGTCATAAATGCACTTAACAAGGCTGATGTTATCCTCGTCAATAGCAGCAGTAGTTACGCCATCAACACCGATAACAACTCTTCTGCCATTAGCTGATAAAACGCTGTACTCATCATAGTAAGTGCTGAATGGCTCACTATTATCATACTGAATAGCGTTAATAACCTTAACTGTATCGCCTTTATGATACTTAGTGTCTGGCACTGGCTCATAGTCTGGTACTGTGATTTCTTCAACGATATGGTCTGTGCAATAATCAGTGTAGCAATAGTTCTGGTCTACTGTCTGCCCGTTAATCTGTGCGTCTCTAAGATAATTAACACTTCCACCGAACTGCCACATATCATAATCAACGGCAATTCTAGGTTCTGCATCTGAATACTTTGCTACCCAAATGGCATAACCAGCTTCTTTTACTCTTGAAATGTCTACATAATTGTTAACACAGTTCTCATATGAGTATAAGCCGACATTCTTATATCCTGCATTTCTCATTTCATCAAGAAACGCCATAATAATGTCTGTAAGGTCGTTGCCAGTAACCATGCCTGCTTCAACATCATAAAACACTGGATAACAAAATGATTTGCCTGCTAAAAGCTGTGCAAAATATCGGGCTTCATTTACAGCTTCATCATTGCTTAATGCGTTACCAAAGAAATAGGCTCCTTTGTGGATTCCTGCACTTTCCAACTTATTGTAACTGTTTTCAAATTCTCTATCTTCGTACAAGCCATCATCAGCACCGCCTGCCTTGATAATGGCAAAGTCTACACCCTCATTTTCCTTTGCGCCTATAAAATCAAAGTTTCCCTGCCACCTTGATGTGTCAATTCCGAATAATTTACTCATAAATTTACCTCCTAAATTTAGAAAAATGTGTATCAAAAAAGCACCCCAGTGTTTCCACTAAGGTGCTTTTTTGCGAATATTATATTGTTAATGTTATGTGGCACTGCCAACCTTGTGAATTGCTTCTTGCAGTTCGTCATGTTCGATAAGGAAATACCTTACATCTTCTTTTGTAATTTTTGTCAATACCTTATGTCTTATTTTCATTCTACAACTAAACAGTGATAATATTAAATACAACGGTGCAATTACTAGGGCAGTATCCAAAACCTAACTAAATATAAGTGAGCCTGTAATATAATCACCCTTTTGGAATTCGCTTGTAGCCCATGCTCCTTTATTACCATCTTTTGTATAATATCGAGCAAAAGCATAATGCTGACTTGCAGAGCTATATAACAATGTTGTTCCATAGCCTATCAACTTTGCTCGAACTACACCTGTGGCATCATAAGGAGTATAATTGCTTTCTAATATCTTACTAAAGCTAATACCCATATTTTCAAGAACTGTTTCTATGTTATAATATCCTGTAAAATTATTCTGCGCAGAATCTGGTGTTTCGATTTTTGATGCATAATATAAAATCCCTGTTTTGGTAGATTTATTATAATAGCAATAATTGTAGCCATAACCTTCCAAAGTACCATCTACACTTGCAATATTTTTGCAAAAAGAGTTTTTAACGTCAATATTGCTGTTTAATTGTGTAATCTCGTCACGAATATTACTAATCATGTCGTTGTTATTCTTAATTCCTGCGTCCATTACATTTAAGTTCGCCGCACTAAGCGGAGTACTTTTACTTGGCGATTGTTGCCAATTTACACGGCTGTACGAAAGAAATCCTGTTAAGCTCATAATTTACCTCCTAAAAATAAGAGTGCAGGTTTAAACCCACACTCTCTGATGATTTACTCTGTTATTGTATCTGCTGTATCTGAACCGACTGTCTGCTGTTCATTCTTTAATAGCTTATTGACTTCCGATTTAAAATTCTCATAATCAGTATCGCATTGTGTCTGATTCGCAAGGTATAATTCCTTGTTAGTAATTGTCTGACTAATTGTCAATGAACCAGTTTCTGGAATAGCCGCATACATTGTCATGGCTGATTGACCATTAATCACTGATGTTCCGCTTAAGTTTGTTGTCTTTGTTATACTTAACATATTGTTTTCCTTTCTACCGCTGTGCAGATTTAGTACCACTCTTTTTGTACCCAATCCCATGTAGCTACAGCTACATCATCAACATATATAGTTAAAACGCTTCCGCTCCAATCAAATGTTACTGGATTGCTCATAGACAAAGCAGGTCGCATATAGTTTTTAAGTGAAGGGTGATATATCTTAACACCTAAATAGTCGTTAAAAACACATTCGCTTCTACTTAGTATCCATTTCGTTCCTGAACCATCATCGTTTGACATTTCAACGTAGTGTCCTTGCATCCGTAAAAATGCCCCTGTACTGCTTTTAATAAGGTATTCACCGCCAATAATAGTAGTGGTCATTGTAATACCTCCGTCAGTTACATTTACATTTTTAAAAGTTCCTTCTAAATCAGCATTAACAGCTTTTAGCTTCTTGCAGTCTATTGAACCATCTGCTGAAATAGTAGTATTAGTAGATGTAAGTGTGAACAGATTACCATTGATATTAACAGACTTATTACCACTAATATTAATCGTTCCACTTGCATTAAGTGTTATATCGTCTGCTATAGCTTCAATTGCGGATTTAAGCTCACCACTTGTTGGGTCTTTCTTAATGTATGCTTCAAGGCTTGCTGATGTGGCATAACTTTCAAGGCTCTTCTTAGTGGCATAATTATTAGAAACTTCTAACTTTATACTATTGCTTTCCTTGGTTATCGCTTGTGTTATAGTATTGTTCATAGCTTCTGTAGTGCTATAGCCTGTAAGAGCATTCTTTGTTACATAAGTTGTAGAAATTTCACTCTTGATACTATTGCTCTCTGCATTAACTGCTTGTGTAATAGCGTTATTAACTTGTACAGTGGTGCTATAATTGTCTCTTATATCAATCTGCGTCTTACTTAATTCAGAGCTGATTGTATTAAGGTTCACCTTTAACGCGGCATTTTGATTAAGAAGATAAGCGATTTCGGTTGAAGATATTTCTTTCCAATCGTGCGTTCCATCTATTTTTTTAATCCAACGCCACGCTCTGTTCTGCACTTCCCAATACGCTATAATGCCTACATAATTATCATATTCTGCTTCTGTGTATTCCCATGTGCTATCACTAGGGTATTTATCATCGCTTGGATATATAGGTACACTCCACTCATTAGCTGGATAATTATCCTTAGTCGGCTCGTATGTCACCTGATATACCTTGAAATCATCGTTGAGTTGCTTGTAAACATCTCCTATTTGCACACCGAAGCTATCAAGCGTACTTGTAACTGTGTTGAATTTGCTTTCGATAGACTCTCCATTGCGAATATCAGTCCACCACAACTTTTGGTCAATAAAATCTTTAGATTGCTTAATAGCCGAACCCCATAATGTAGAATTGCCGCCAACGGTTGTCTGAATACTCTTGAATACGCTATCAAGGGTTTGCTGTTCACTATCAACATATATCTTCGTTGAATTAAGCGTGTGTGAACCATCATTGTTGATAACATTGAACAGCGATTCTATATTTAACTTGCTTGCGGCAATATCAGCATTATCCTTAACCATATCATCACGGATAACTTGTCGTTGAATACCTTTGTCTGTTAATCCAATAGCGTCAAACATCAAATTGCCTGATTTATCCCAGATATACATGTTGTAATCTGAATTAGCGTCTTTGCCTATCTGAACCCTAACCCTATTGCTGTCAGATATTTGAATTGTATTGTCTTTCCACTGTGACTTGCCATCTTCGCTGTGAACAAGTACATTAGTAGTATTAATGTCAAGTGCTGTGATTTTGCTTGCGTCAAGACTATCAATCATTGCTGACTTAATCTGCGCTTCTCCCAAAACAGCAATAACAGAATTAGAGAAATCCGTTGTTATTGTTGTTCCTGTTGCTGAACCGAATATTAATGTCTTGATATCAGCTACACTTGCGTCAAGTATGCCAACTTTCTCATAATCTACTTTAAGATTTGCAATGTCCGCATTAACAGCCTTAAGGCTTTCCACATTAGCATTAATGATATCTGCATATGTTGCATCTAGTTTATTTGTTTTAAGGTTATCAATATCAGCATTAACAGCTTTTAAGGTTTCAATGCTTGCGTATCTGATATCAGCTTCATCAACAGATAGCTTATTGATAAGTGCTTTATTTACAAGTATCAAGTCGGCATAGTACCGTTCCATCTGCTTAGTAATAGGACCAGAAGCAACACTTGTATTCTCCGCGTCAGATTGACCTATAGATGTAACAGTATCCATTAAGCCGCCGTCGCATTCGTGTATAATCTGCATTATAGGTACTTTGTAATCAACGCCACCTTTGTTGACAGTTATAATGTCACCAACTTCTAGTCGGTAATCACCGACAAACTTAACTGTAAGCGGTCTAAATGTAAAACCACCTATCTTTTTATAGACTTCATCAAGAATTGCCTGCGTCATAAACGGATTGGCAAAACTAAGCCCTGTCGCTCCGTCACCAGAAGTAATCTCGCTTTGTTCTGTGGAACCACTCTTGGTATTATTACATGTCAGTTTCTGTATGATAAAATCTTTACTCGTTGTGAATGTAACGCCTTGCTGATAATACTTATGTCCGTCAAGTACATATCCACTATCTTTATACCACCTTAATTCAAGGTTTCCGTCAGAATTAATTACCGCATTACAGCCTTGTAGCATAGCCATATAACCGATAATTTCTCTATAGGTATATCCTTGTGGTTTGTCGCTGATAGTATGTGCTGTGACTATATTTGTTGCTAAAGATATACCTAACTTGCCACATATCTCATTAAGAATAGCTTTATCTGTGTTAGGAAATGCCATATCCGAGAAGTAAGGCATGTCAGCCTTATACATTCTGTCGTATGCTTCATAGTTTGTGTATTCTCCGTCACTTGTCTGCTTAGTAACTGTAAATATTCCCAACTTAATATACTTAATTTCTGTGCCAACCTTAACACCTTCAAATATGGTAATTTCCTTATTTTCAAGGCTTATTGCTGGCATATAAATAGAAAAGGTAACACCGCTACTGCAAGTGTTACCTATCGTAATTTCATTATTGGGATTTATTATGTTTTGAAACTTGAAATTGTTGAGTGCTTCGATATATTCTTTTCCTTCAACAACATACTTAGAATAGTATCTTGCACTATTTCCCTTAACAATTTCCGTCATAGCTGTGTCTAATATCTTCATTCTACACCGCCTTTATTGATTAATTAATGTGATATCATAAACTCGATTGAGTATAATTTAGCCGGTGTAATTTCTTCGCATTTATCGAATGCGTCCATAGGAAGCATTGTCATGTCAGGCACTTCAATCTCTTGCTCATTGATTTCCCGCATTTCTTCCTGTAACTTCTTTAAGTTCTCTGATGTAATTTGATACTGATTATCGTTGATAACTGGATTGCCGCTGTCGTCCTTATCTGCATACTTAACCTTGGTATCTTCTATAGTCTGTAATGTTGCTTTGTACAGTTCTTCCAATGCCTTAATATTGCACATAACAGCCATAGCAATTCTGCCTGTAGTCTTGTCATGCGATATATTACTTAAACTTTGAAATCTGTCTATTAACTCACTTGTTTTAAGTTTCATGTGGAACTCTCCTTTATTTTTGAATTAAACTTAATTTTGCTCCGACTATTAGTCCGTCCTCATTCTTCGCCCTTGTGAGATACGGATATGTCACATCTCCTGTGTATATTGTCATTTCTTTTTGCGTACCACCTAAGAATAAGACTTGTGCTGTTGGATAAGGGTTATCTATGTCACTTACCACATTATCAAGCAACAGTGCCTGCTCACCTGTTAGCGGCGGTAATTGCAGTTCAATCTTGTCTTTGAGTGCTACAATCGTGCCAACCATTTCTCCATAATCATTTCTTCCTGTATTCTTAGACCATATCTTATTCCTACTGTATGTGTAGCCGTTATATGCCACTGGGAACCTAACTCCCTCAATCACAACTGCGTCAATCAATCAAACCACCCCTTTCAAGGCATTAAAAAAGGAATGCACCATTTCTGATACATTCCTTAATATTTCTATTGCATTAATTCAATTAGTGTTATATAATGTCTGTACTGCTTGTTTAAGCGGTATTGTAACTTTTGGCTGTCAGTTGTCGGGCTGACAGCCCTTTTTATTTATTAAATATTAAATGCTGGCTGTCCTGTCATAGCTGTATACTGATTAGCATATCTCTGTGTTGTTCTGAACACTTCTTGCCCGTCAATCTGTACAACAATGTTTCCGTTTTGTTGTCCTACATTTGCATTAGCAAATACTTCTGACATGCCCTCAATAACAGCTTGCTTAATGCCGTCTGTTATCTGGTCGTTGTTTGCAACTGCTGTCTTGCCATTAGAGAATTTTCCGACAAGCTCATTATGATTTGCATAGAAAAATCCATCTTCTGGGAATCCGCCCACTGCATATTTAGGTGCAATCTTTATCTTGCCGAAATTAATTGCTCCACCTCTGTTTATTTCACTTGGTGTCATTTTACTAGGGTCAATATCTGCATTGATATCAACATCAATCGAAAATGCTTCCCTTAAAGTTGCTTGAACTGAATCAGTAAAGCGCCATGCACTAGCGTTAAAGCCAGACATAATATTCTCTGCAAGAGACTCTCCTTCGTCATATCCGATATTGCCGGCGTTTATTTGCCCTACAATGTTGGAAAATGCACGTCTTGTTGCTTCTGGTATGTTCGCAATTCTATCATCAAACATTGTGTATAATTGATTACCGCCATTTATACCGGCTGACTGTGAAAGTGCCTTGACAGTTTCCTCTACCGATGTAAAAGTGTTAGTTCCATCAAGTTTTGTCTTGTCAAATGCTTCTCTATAGCTATTAGAAAACGCATTTGCTCCGTCACTTGCTGCCATTGTCAATTCACTTATTGCAGCTTTTGAACCAACTACCATGTCATGATAATGCTGCGTAGCAGATGTGGTATATTCATAAGTCGTATCGTTAAGCTCTTCGTAGGCTGATATACTTTCATCTATTGTAGGACTTAACTGTGCAATGGTTTTATTGCAATCGTCAATTTCATCTTTAAGTGAATTATAAGAACTTTGAACCTTTTTAATGTCGCTAACATTATGCGTTCCAAGTTCGTCATACATCTGATTAAGTACTTTGCTGTTTCCTGAAGCGTATTAAGTGCAAGTCTTGCTACTTCACTTTCATTCTTTGTTGCTGCTGTAGCAATAACAGATAAGTAAGAACCGCTCATGTATTCAAACATTTTCTGCACTATCTCTTTGCACTCTGCTGCGCCAAAAGAGAACTCAACTTTGTATTCTTTTCCGTTTACATTAATATTCATCATAATTTTTACCCTTTCCCACCCTATCGTCCATATAGGGAAAGGTGCGGATTTTACACCGCACCCACCTTTTAAATTGATTATTCTGTTACATCATCAAGATATGATGTATAGTCGGCTGTTTTGGCGTTTGTGCCACCAATCGACACAGCCTTTGATTTAGTCGATTGGCTTATCATTCCCCCGATGTTGGGGTTACTGCTGTATCTGTTCCTACCATATCCTCAACAATGAGGTTGATAGCCATTGTAAGAAGTCCGTTCTGCTCCTTACTTGTGATAGGTAACTTTGATGGTGGTTGTGCTACAAAGAACTCCGCGCCTGTTATGCCCGGAGTAATCTCCTGGAACCACATTCTCTTACCGCCTGTTAATCCATTGTATGCTGTAATAAGAGTTTTCCATTCTTCAATAGTTGCGTCTGTCTTATTAACTGTTACTGCAACTGTATCTGTAACTGTATCTCTACCTGCAATGTTTCTTGTCTGCTTATCTTCAAGTGCCGAAGCATCTATTGCTTCTGGTGTTACTGTAATTTCATCAATAGAATTAATTCTTGTAAGTAACTTGAATGATGTTGGCTTTGTGCCTGCTGTTGTTTCAACTCCATAAGAGAAAGTAACACCCAGCGTACTTAGTCCTGCTACTGCTGTATCTGCCATTGTCTACCTCCTAAAAATTTGCAAAAAAATAAGAGCATTTCTGCTCTTCGTTACAATAATCTGTCATTTGCCGCTATCATTCGTCTGAATCTAGCGGTGCTCTTATGTACTTTATTGCTGATTGAGAACTCTGGCATTGATGTGCCTTGAAATCTCATTGTCTTGAATGTATCTGTAATTACTGCTATAACCTTGCGACAGTCAGACTTACTTGTGTTAGTGGTAACATCTACTTGAAATGTTGCTAACAATGCGTTAATTGTCTGTCCGTCAAGTGTTTGTCCTTGTTCAACTGCTGGCAATAAATGAATGTATACTGTTGGGAATATTGCTTGACCGCTGTTTTCCCCCTCATTGGTTATGACTATCTTTGGATATGTTTTTTTAAGCTGTGTTAGGGTTTTAGCCTTGACAAGTGCTGTGACTGTATTTTCAAGGTCTATCGCCCAATCGTTTGCATTTGCCATTAACTAAACACCTCTCTTGCTATCTGCTCATACTGATTAATAATCTCCATCGTAGCGTTATACATAGGCATTGTAGCCTTAACGCCGTGTGTGTAGTGCCATTGATTATCATTGCCTAAGTAGTACCAGCCATCTTCAAAAGCGTGGATTTGCCCTGGATATGTTCCTACGCCCAAGCCAAAATCATTAGCCTTTGGATTTTCATTGCCACTGTTGTAATAAACACCTGCACCGAATTCAATTGCTAATAGTGTGTAAAATGGCTCTCTATCTTCTACCTCAACAGTTTTACCGGTAGCAATTAAAATAGCTTGGTAGCCATCTTGAATAGGCTTTCTGTCAACTCTCAATGTTACTGTCCTGCCTAATGGACTTTCATTAGCGCTCATAATTGCCGCTTTTTCGCCTAGTTCTGCTAGTCGTTCAACAAGCAATTCGCATTTATACTGTAAACTCTGCTTATACTGTTGTAGCTGTCTGATAGCTTCATTTACGGACTTTTCAGACAAGGATATATTAATTGTATGTCTTGCCATAAATGCACTCCTTAACTGCTTGTGAAATAGCTTGTTTTATGCTTTCAGTTATTGGCTCTTGCGTAGATGGAATCATCTTTCCTTTAAAGACAGAACCAACTAATTGTTCATTGTCTGCGTGTATAAACAAAGAGTCGCTTTTTGAAAATCCACCTGTCTGATACTTCATGTCTACCACCTACTTTACAACTGCTTTAAGCATATATTTTGTTGAATATAATGCTGGCTTAATACCTACAATCGTGAAATCCGCCGATGTTTCATCAACAAGACTGTCAGATGTGTATGTAGGCTTGCTATCAAGCCAGATAAGGTCACCTTTTTGAATAGGTAGTGTATTCCTATCTGTCAGTAAAATAGCATCAAAATCGGCGGTATCAAAGCCATATTCTTTACTCTGTGCTTCTCCACCGCTGAATGATATGTTTGCTTTAAAATCAACCGGCTCTGAAAAACCTGTTTTTTCTCCAAGAACTTTGGGTATCTTATTCCCCTCATCATCAAGATAAGGAATGAAGTTGCCCTCTGTGTCGGTATATCCCTCATAAAGGATATTGCCATCATCGTCTCTTTCGTAAATAGTTACTGTCTGTCCTTGAAGCGAATACTTCATAGCCTGCTTATTAATGTCAAGCATATTACTTCACATCCTTGCCAAATCGCTTCCATAATTCAGACAGCTTCTCCCAACCGTACATCGCTACAAAAGCAACAACAAATCCTGCCATAATCGCCGCAAGAATCATGTACCACAGTATTGTCATCTGAATATACTGCATATAAGCAACAAATGCCGCTACAGTAATACCGATTGACAGGACAAATACTACAATATCTGTAGGCACCTTATTGAATACTCCAATACCCTTGATTACCTGTGTAATTACAGATACCATAAAGGCTAATGCCCCGACAATTGCTAATATGATTGTCATATTTGCAATCAATGTCTGCATAATCTCCATTCTGCTATACCTCCTTATCTTCATTAAGTCGTGCTTCCAATCCGTCTATTCGGTGATGTGCCGACTTTACACTTTCCTCAACTTTAATAATCCTGTTATCATGAGAATTAAGCTCTTTTCTCATTTCTATAACTTCATTCTTTATCTCTGTTGTGTTGCCTGATATTGTGTCAAGTTTCATATTTATGCGTGTATTTTCCTTTACACGCTCTGTAAGTTCTGCATTGTCAGACTTTTTGTTGTTCTTAAGATTAAATCCCAATGTAAACAGTCCGAAAAAGACGGAAAAAGCAACTGAAATAATGCTTATAATTACTGCTATTGGCATTGATATACCGCCTTTCATAATTAATAATGGCACACCGCCCACCACCCTTAATGTGTGCCGCCTGCTACCGTATTGGTAACGCACAATCTTCTATAAAACCTTAGCAAAAGGAAATACCCCAACAAATAAGCTGTCTCTATCTCTCCAAGTTCTGTTGACACCATTCTCATTGTAGCTTGCCATAAATGCTTCACCTGCCTGTGAATGGTCGTAGACAGCCAGATTAACAATAACGCTCTCAAATTTCTCCAAGTCCTCGGTTATCATTTCATCTGTGTAGCTGTCTGGATAATTTCTCTTTGCCTTTACATCTTCTGTAGCCTGTTTAATAAGCTGTTCGATTATTGGATTATCTTCTTTGCTATCGAACACTACCACATCAGATGTTGTTTCATCATCATTTGTGACTGTATCAATATGAAATTGTTTAAGTCTGATTTTGACTTGCTCTAATGTGGTGTATTCTGCCATGATTTACCTCTTATTCATCTTTTGCGACAACTTTAGCGATTCCTGCCTTAACAGCGCGATAGTTAGGGTCACATTCGATAATCATAATTTCTTTTCCAGTCTGTGCTTCAATCTCAGAAGTTCCGTCCCAGGTTGCGTAAGTCTTCACGTTTCCAAGATAAGGAGGAAGTTTGCAATCATCCGCTACCTTGTACTTGTAAGAATTATTAGAATCTTTAGAAGGACTTACAGTAATTTTGGTGAAACCAGTGTCAGAAGAACTTGCTGCACTGTTTACGACCAGAGTATCAAGTCCAGCTTCTCCCTCTGTCAGTGTTCCGATTACGATTCCGTAAGGGTTAGGCAGAACAGGAATAAACACGCCGCTTGCCTTAGTCCATTCAGCAACAGGATCTGGTGTCGCCCACTGTGAAATTGTAATGAACTGTTTCATGGAAAGACTGGTAAATGCACTTGCCTTTTCCTCTTCCGGGGTAACACCCCATAATCCAGTACCAACTCTTCCGTTTCCGTTAGAAACATACAGAGTAAATACATTGTCGGGCAAGAATCTCTTAGGAGTTCTTGTGGTATTCTCCTTATTGGCAACTCCGTACATATCATCATCAATCACCAAAGAAATGCCATACAGGCTCATTAACAGGTTATTTACTTCTGCCTGAGTAATAGCCATTCCAACAAAATTTGCACCCTTAATAGCTTTCATAATGCCTTCGTTCTTAAGCATATAAGAACGCATTTTGGTAGAAGTTAATGCGGTATTTACAACATATCCTTTATCAAGAGCCATTTGCACCATATCCGCAACATCACCAAGAATGTCATGTGTAGGGTCTTCCCAACCTTTGAGTGTCTTAAACTTGTTGACTTGGAAGTCAATAGCAAAATTAAGACCGTTTTCGTTAATGGTCATCTTACCGGTAGACATAACTTCCATTTTTGCAATTTCAGTTCTTGTCTTTACGGAATCGGAAAGTCTTCCCATATCATCATACACATAATCAATGAGATTGCTTTCTCTTACTCCATGATTAAGAAGCTGGCGAAGTCTTTCAGACTGGTTGATTTTCTCCTTAATAAGTAGTTTCTCAACATTAACTTTCTCGAATCCCGGTCTGACACCAATAGCAGCTTCGGTATCAAACGCATGAACCATAGCTGCAGTAGGTAAATCCATACCTTCGGAAAGCCTTTCGTATTCTGCTTCAAGGTTTTCTGTCTTAACGTCAGGAAAAAGTCTATCACCTACATAGTTTCTTGCGATAGAATAGTTCTGGGAAAAGTCCAGTCTATCCTTATCTGTAATCATTGTTAATACACTAGACATACTGTTTTTACCTCCGTAATTTAATCAAAGTAAATTCCGCTTGTTTTAAGTGCGGTTTCGGCATTGGTATTTACTGCAACAGGCAAATTTGCCTTAATAACACGGCCTGCAATAATTACAGAAATAGGTTTCTTTGCGTCATCTGTAATATCAACATCTTCAAAGACAATTCCCTTTGCAGAAGCGTCATTTGTGGGAACCACAGTTCCTGCCTTGATAATCTTCTTATCATCTACCTGTGTTGCCATTGCCTGTGTTCCCTCAAAGGTTTTTAACACAAGTCCGACTTCACTTGCTAAAATGTTTACACCAGAAGTGTAAGTAGTAGTTTTCATATAAGCCATAACGTTTATACCTCCTTGCTTATTGTTCGATTACATAGCGCTGATTATATTTCTTTGCCATTTCAGCGCCTTTGCTTTCAGTTCCATCTGTACCGCCTTTATTACTGCCACCGCCCGGAATATCCTGATGTTTAGCAATCTCCTGTTCCTTAGCCTGTGCCGCAGCCGTTTCTTTTTCGGACATAATCTTGCCAAGTTCGGTGTAATCAAGGCTCCCATCGTCTTTAACAACTGTCTTTGCCTGTTCAGCAGTAATCTTAAAATTAGTCATAGCTGCTTCCCTCTGGTCTCTGATAGCGTTAGATTTCTGTAAATCAGCTATCTGCTGATTAGCTGTATCTAAGGCTTTATTTGCCTTTTCAAGCTCTGTCAGATTGCCAGCCTGTATTTCATCAAGCTGTTTCTGTAAGTTGTCTGCTGTGTCAGCCTTAGCCTTGTACTGCTTTGCCTTGTTTTTCTCCGTAGCAACTTCTGAATTGTTCTGATTAAGAAGATTTGTAATCTGTTCATCTGTTGCTTCTGGAAAAAGTTTTAATACATCTTCTCTTGTCATAATTACCTCCGTTAAACATACGCTTTTGTTACCGCAGGTCGCTCCTGCTGTGTTTTCTGCTATTTACCGCATAGCTGCAAAATGTATAAAATAAAAGCAGCTACCGATTATTCAATAACTGCCTTATTTTGCTGATTGTTATTGAGTTGATTAACTATCTTTTGCGCTTTTTGTTCTTGTGCTTCCACATCATCAATAGCCTTATATATATTATCAAGATATGGTTTTGATAACAGGAATGTCTTTTCCGCATCTCCCCATAAACCAACTGTCTTAATCGCTATAAGTGGATGTATGCCGCTTTGAAGCAGCACTGTAAGTGTCTGTGCTTTAGTGTACATATTATCCTGTGGACTGTGATTTATCTGTACATCAAAATCTCTGACCGACAACTTTAAATCTTCTCCTGCAAGTCTCAAGATGTTAAGAACCACTGCAGCCAGTCGCTTTTCACATGATTTAATAAGAGGGTCTTTTAATTTTGCTCTTGATTTTGAGAAATCCCATCCATTTCTAAGCTCAACCGCTCCCTGTGTGTCTCCACCTGTATTACCTTGTTTGTTTGGAATAGCCAATATAGATAAAGCATTGTCTACAAAATCCTCTTTGGCTACTTGGCTTTGCGTTTGATTAAGCTCCTGTGTCATAATATCGACATCAGACTTGTTATCTTTATTCATTGACTTAACAACCAATGCATGGTTTTCTTTCATTTTTTTAAAAGTCTCTTCGTCGACTTCACAATTCACGAACTTAACCCAATATTCAACAAACTGCTGTATGCTATCCATTCTGTTGGACTGCATATTATTGGTTGCATCAAGCATACCTATAATAAGTTCAATGTCAGAAAGTCTTTCGTGATTATTCGGAAATTCTACAATAGGGATTTTGCCATATGTATGTAGTTTTGCTTCAACTACTTTGCTGTCAACAATTCTGAAAGACATAGTGTCTGAAAATGCCATCTTATACCAGTTTCCATCTTCGTCTTTAAGTTCCTGCACAACAAGTATCTGTTCTTCAGTACTCTCATTATAAATAGCATAAGTATTAAGGGGCGTAGGTGCTACAATTCTGAATGGTACATCTCCTTTTTTAGGTTGGGCTGCTTTAAAAGATGTTCCTGTTGCCGACTGCCACTCTCCAGCTTTAATATCTTTTTCTTGCTTATTGGAATCTGTCATAAAATCATTAAGTTTATCAACCGCTTTATTGATAGTTTTATCATCTTTGCGGCTAATAAACTGGATTGGCTCGCCATAGCTTTGTCCTACCTTGAATTGAACCCATTCATAAGCGTGGTTCTCGACAATTTTATTAATTATATCTTCATTAGACAGCTTGGTTCTGTATAAAACAGGTTGGTCGCCCTTGTAGTAATTCCACAGATACTTAATAACTGGCTTATTCCAATTAAATACACCTATAGTACTTCCAATAACCTTAACAACATTGTTAGCAGTTATTGTACCTACATTCGTATATGCGATTTTTCTACCATAACAACCTCTAACAAGGTCTTGAAAATACATTGTGTTCATATCTTGCTCCTAATAAAATGTCATACCGCTTGAACTTCTGCTTTGTGGTATTTCCTTAATTTGAAAATCATCATCATCGTTAGGCACATACCATATCCATTTGTGGTAATGCTTGCACGCTAATTTATGTGTTCTTGTGTCTTTGCTGTCTGCCTTAGTCAAAAACTTATGGCAGTTCGGACACATAATTGATTTATCTTTATTCATATTTCTACCTCGTTGCATAACAAAAACACCGCTACAATTAAGTAACGGTGCCTCCGATAAGGATGTGTTTATGAAGAAACATCTTTGTGACTTCTTACAGATATACTATACCACACCGGCAATGTGACATTCTATGACATCTTTTACAGATATTCACTCCCATATTTATCTTCAAAGGCTTGTAGTGCTTTAGCGTGTATTCTGTGTACTTGTCTCCAGCACCAGCCTGTTTCATTTGCAATTTTTTCAAATGTAAACTTTCTGACATATCTTAGAAACAATACTGTATAATAATCTTCATTGTTTATCTGTTCTATCTGCTCTATTATTTTGTTCTTTACATCAATGTATTTATCTATAAGTTTATCAAGGCTTTCTTCCATTTGTTCAAGTCTGACATATCCGCATCCTGTTTTGTCCGGATCTGGTGATGACATGACCCTTTCTTCATTAACAACCGCTGAAATGCTGTATGATAATTCTTTATACTGTGTTATTTCTATCAATTTATTATCAATTATCTTGTTGTAATAACTTATTTGATTAAGATAGTCCTTAGTTGTCATAATAAATTAATACCTCCTAAATGGATTTATAGCAGCTTCAACTTTAGCTGTTCTATTACCTTGTGTCATTCTTAATGCAAAGTTTGAGAAAACATCTGGAACATCATCTAATTGTTTTTTGCCTGATACCGAATACTGTTTTAATAGTGACATCATCACTCCGTATGGCTCATTAGGCTTATAAAGCGATGCGTCTTTAAAGATAATATGTTGTAATATCCAGTTAGAACATTGAAATATTCTTGCTTCCTTATTCGTTTCAGTTGGTGTATCGGTGATGTTACATATCCAGCCTACACTCTCAACTCTTTTATTGACTTCCATTGCAACTCTGTCACCGCCAGCATTACGCTCAAATTCGCATTCTTGCACTTTATTATTTACAAGCACTCCTGCGGCATTTCTGTATTGTTCTTCGTAATCTGCTGTGTTATCGCATACGCAATCAATGCAGTAATAGTCTTCTCCGTACTTCTGTAATACAGGTAATACGAAATAGTCTGTTCCTTTACCCTTAGTATCGCATTGTGCTGTGATAATTTCTGGTTCTCCGTGTGGCAGATTAAGGTATCTGCGGATTTTATCATCTGGGAATAATAACCCCTCACGTTCGATAGGCTCTTGTTTATACAAACATCTATAAGATATTTCGTCCATGAGTAATTGTTGGTCAGTAAAAAACTCTTTTGTAAATCCACTATACTCATAGTCAAAATTACTCTCACCTGTTACTGGATCTACATCCGGCATAGCAATAGTCTTAACTCTTTTGTTTCCTGCGTACATATTCTGTATTCTTCCGATAACATCATGTACGCTCCAACGTGTAGCAATATGTATCTCTTTGCAGTTATGTCCGTCTGTATCTTGGATTTTTCTTTGTCTGGCATCTACTGCATATTTATCCCACAGCTTATCAAGTATCATAGGATTAAGTGCTTCTTCAATACCACCTATCATATCATCCACAAATAAAAACTTACTTGCACGAACTTTACCGGCATTCTTACTTCCTACAGATGTACATTGTACGCTTGGAAATGGCTTATATTTGCCGATATTGAACTGCTCTAACTTTGCATTAGTGCTTGTAACTGTAAGGCTAGGAAAGATTTCGTTCCATGCATATTCATCAGCATTTGTAACAATATCGTATACACCATCATAATACATTCGTGTAATGTCGCCAGAATGGGAGTAAAAAAGGCAAAAATCATTAGGAAACCAACCAGCTACTAAAGCGTTAAATATCTTTTCGATAGTTGTCTTTCCCGCTCCAGGTATTAATGACACGCACAATATATCGTATTTATCATCAATCATGTCCTGTAAGGCTTCTATTAATCCCATTTTTAAGAATTGTTTGCGACGTGGCATATAAAATCGTTCTTTAGGCTCTCTTTTCTTTTCAAGATATCTAAATCCGCTATCAACAACTTTGTGTTGAGCTTCAATCAGTAAAATATCATAAAACCAATTAATCAGCTCATATTCCGTTTTATTTGCAAACGCATACTTTTCCAAATCCCAAATCGTGCCACCTGTTTTAGCCGTGCAGAAGTCCTCTATAAGCTCTTTTGCCCTCTTAGTGAGTTGTAGTCCATACTCAATATCTTTCTCGCCATTTATGGCTACACTGCAAGCGTCTACATAGGCATTAATTACCTGTTCATCTATTCCGTTTTTTTCTATGTAATTTTCATATCCATTGATTGTAGAAATAAGGCTCTGACTAGCCATAAGAAAAGCACCTCCACTTTTCAGCAAAGGTGCTTATAGACCTCTGCCTATAACTGTTTTAGGTTAGCGGCTACAATCAATTTGTAGTCGGTAATATCACTTAATCAATATCTGCAATGCTTTCTACAAAGCAATTGTAGTAGATATATCTCTTACCATTAAAATCAAACTTAACATATTCACCATCGTTTGTATCAATATCAATCTTGCCTTCATATGTTGCGAGTTCTTTACCATCTGCCGTGTATACAGTAATTGTTCTTTGCATATCGCCATTTATATCGCTTTTCATATCTGTTACCATTCTGTCCCATGACGCACATCCGGTCATTCCTAAGCATAATGTCAATCCTAACACAACTGCTAAAATTTTCTTCTTCATAATATATTCCTTTCTACTGATAATCAGCAATTAAACATTTACTAATTCATCTACATACCTTGTCATTTCAATTTTTGTTCCATTTTCATCTCTTGTACTAATGTAAACACATTTGTCATCATGGCTTATCACATTTACAAGTCTAATTTCTGTTTCGTTATCTTTAAATCTGTAACACTCACGCATTTTCTCAATGCAGTTATTCATCTCTGATATTTTCATAAAATCACTTCCTATCCTTTTTGATAATCTCTCTGAATACATCAAGCATTCCTGTTTCTTCAAGCAAAAACACTGTTCCTGCAATGCATATAGATATCATAAGTGCCACAGCTACTATAATCACAATTAAAAACATAATCGTAAAAGCATTACTCATTCCTCATAAACCTCTCAAAATCTTTTCTGCACTTAGGACATAGTTCGTATGTTTTTTCTAAAAATTCATATCTGCGAACATTCTTGATTTCAAGACACATATCATTATCTTCAAAAGTGGGAACTATATCTCCGCAGCATCCAACTTGCTTAAATCTAACTTTTTTCCAGCTCTTAGGTATTATCTCTTTTCCGCACCTGTCACAAGTGTGCCATTCTTTTTGATGTTTCATATAAGCCGCCCTCACTTATCAAATAAAAATCCGTTATTGACTATTTTGTTTTGTGTGAATAGTGTTTTAACATTGGCAATCCGTGTCTTTTTCTCCAGTTATTGCAAGCTATGTATTCAAGTGTCTTAATTATTATGCTATTTCTCACATAGTCCTTTTCGATCATCCTTATAGGCTTTCTACCAAGTACCTGCATGCCAACAATTTCTAATCGTTCATTTGTAACATCAATAGCATATTTTTCTCCGTAACCAACATCGAAAGATATGTTATTTATTTCAAAGTGCTTCATGCTATATATAGATTTGTCTTTTTCATAAAATCCGCACCCCTTAAGGCATATAACTGGGTAATCTAAATAGCAATTACTTTTCTCATTCACGCATGTGTGAGCCGTGCCAAGTACTCCGTAACTTAACATTTCATAATATTTACAATCTGTAGCTTTCTGGATATCTTTGGGTATTTCAACACCTAGTTCTTTTGCCTTTTAATGCATTTGTCTTGTGGATAAATAATATGCGTTTTTATATCCATGTTGGTTGTACAGTCTATCCCGGAACTATATTTTGCACATTCTTCTCTGTATTCGCATATATCGCATTCGGTATTTTTCTCTTTATATTTTTGAGGCTTGTATTTCTTAAAATCCTTGCACTCATAGTCAAGTGATGTATCATTCCCTTTTTGGCATTCATAAACCGGATATTCTTCTCCTGTTTCTTCATCAAAATCAAAATCTTCATCACAATATTTGCAAATTGAGCAATCTTTCATATCACACCTCAAATCTTCGTAAATATATCCAAATCATAGTTATCTCTGATATAGTCAACAACTTCCTGTAATTTGCTTTTCACAAATTCATCTTTCGCAATATCCGGGTGGCAATGCATTGTGCAGCTATCTTTCTTGCCTTGTGCCTTATATTTACGATAATCAAATGTCATTGTAAAAAGTGGTATTTCTGTCAGATTCTTTGTCTTGTGTCTTATCCAACGATTAACAATTCTCTTAATCATCATTCTTCCCCCATAAATTATCTGGCAATTCCTCGCCGCCATAAATCTTGTTAGCGTATTTAAGAAATGTCGGCACGCTGCAACCTGCTACTTTTGCCGCCTTTACCTGTGAAGCCTGCCCCGATATGTATAAGTTAATTGCTTTATAAAACTTATCTTTGTTTAGTGGGTGTACGCCCATAGCCATAATAATCACTCCTTATTTTGGTTTTCAGTCCGATATTTATATCTCATCATTTCTTTGTGCATTTTATGTCTCATATCTTCGCAACCAATATTTCTTAGTTCTGCTTTGAAAGCATTAAAATCATCATCATTTTTAACAAATATACTGACATATTTATCAATCTGTGGCCTTGTCATAAGCACACCATTTTCAGTAAATACCTTTTTGATGTAATTTGTATAATAACAATACCCTTTAACTTTTTCGTGGTATAATCCCCAAAAATAATCAGCGTTTTCTTTTGTTTCAAACTTTGCCCTAATCTCATTGTTAGAAATGTGATTGTAACAATGTCTGCACAATGTAATTAAATTACTTTCTCTATCGTCACCGCACATTGAGGCTGTTCTTATATGTGCCATTACCAATGCCCGGTGTTCTCTGCTGTTCTTTCCGCAATATCTGCAAGTATAATTATCTCTTTCAAAAATTTTGATCTGTAAATCTTTATATGAACTCATAATGAATACCCCCTTACAATTCTTTACTTTCGCACCAACTGCTCTTACAAGCGTGATTCATAATGTTAATCAAAACCTTTTCAGAAGAAAAGTGAACTAAGCTGTAATCACATTGTGCTGAAAACTTTGTGTTGAAATATTCATCAACCAGCATCTTGTAGTCTGCATTATCGTCCATATCACTTATAGCCGCATAATAGGTATCTGTATATCCATCACGCTCTATGTCAGTTTCTTTTGTTAAATTATCTACTACTCTTGATAAAACCTTATCTGTTAATGGGTAGTGATATTCTCCAGTACATTCTCCGTGTTTATCTAAAAAGTATTTAAAGAATGCTTCTGTATTTTCTTTGAGCGTTTTATCCTTAGTCCAATCGTAAGCTATCTTACCAGCTCTACTTATCATTCTTTCCTCGGCAACTTCCCAATCACTTTGAGAGTATTCGCTTATCGGCTTAAACTCTTTCGCTTTTTTATCTTTGGGTAAAAAAGAATTACACTGTTCTCTGTTAAGAGAATTACTTTTAGTATTTAATTCATTAGTATTTTGTATATTAATATTTAATTCATCAGTACTTAATTCATTAGTATTTAATTGTCCGTGGTTTTCTACCTGTTGACATTCAACCCCTAGATTTTCTGTATCTTGTTTTTCTATTTTCTGTTTATATGGTTCTTCGTAAACCTCGTAGGTGTACTTTATTCTTCCGCCATTGCTTTTTGTCGGGTTTTCCTTAGTAACCACAACATAATTATTATCCCTTAACTCATTTAAAGCCGATTTAACAGCTGTTTCATTCTCTTTACTTATTGCAACTAACCCAGCTATTGAATAATCCCAATTATCGGGCAATGAAAGCATTACAGACAATAATCCTTTTGCTTTCAAGCTTAAGCTCTTATCCCTTAAATGAGTATTACTCATAACTGTGTAATTTTTTGTTTTATGCACTCTGATTGTTGCCATATTGAATACCTCCGCTTGATATTATTTATGTATGCCTGTGATACACACTCCGCTTAATCGATAAAAACAACAAACAGGCACAGCGGAAGTGCTTTTCGCTTCGTCAAGCTAGTTTGTTGTAATCGGATAGACAGGACTTGAACCTGTGACTACTTGAATAAATCAAGCGTTACTCCCATCTGAACTACTATCCGTTGTACAGTTTCTTGTGTTGGAAAGTATTTATGGCACTTCATTACGCTATCTGCCATCCTGTTCGCAAATCAGCCAACACAAGCATTTTAATTATTTCAGCAGGGACTACTGCAACGCCTGCTTATTCGGGAGCTACCCGACAACTTACTATGGTGAGGATTTGCACCTCCACATGACACTTAAGACGAGTTATCTAAGTTGCAGATTTCAACTCATAAATCTACTGCAATACTGGCTACCTATTTCAGCACATAGCAACTTACTCACACCTCTTAACCTAGGATAAGTTCGCAAACAGCATTACGCACGCAAACCTAAGAAGTGCTTTCAAAACGCCGACATCGTGAATCGAACACGAACAGCATTTCTGCTGGATAGCTTAGCAAGCTACTGGAATACCTTTATCCCATATCGGCAGATACCGCCTGTAACGGCTATCAAGAAACAAGAACAGAAACAATAAAATATTAGGGGTATTTTAGTAAGGAGTGCTTCTTGATAAGTTGGTTTTCACATGACTGTGTATATACACGCCAAGCCCTCTCAAGCGGTCTTGCACCGCTTTTAACTGAACAAAATCCAAAGAGGTACATGAAAGGAGGACTACCTTAAAATGCAAAACATGGTAGTCTACGATAAAAGTAAGACAAACTACACCAGTCGGATTTGAACCGACGCATACATGAATCAAAATCATGTGCCTTACCACTTGGCTATGGTGCATTAAGTGGCTATTCTCGGTATATATTCGCCACAAACCGCAGTGTACTATCCTTTGTAGCCATTATACTTTCATTGACCGACACGGCTATTCTGACAATTCTATGTACTTGTCAATGTACCACTTGGCTTTTTGAATATCCTCTAAGCCATTCTTGTTATTATGTCTGTAAATGTACTTAAAGGCATTGCATAAGCAAAAGTTCTTAACGGCTTCCTTGCCCTGTGTTTCCAACATAACATCTATACATTCAAAGCTGCCAGTCTCATAATGGCTTGGATGATTAACATTGTCATTTACCGGCTTTCCATTGACGCTAGGTGCAACATCTTTGAGTGGAATAAAATTATCAAACTTATCATCGCTCTTAGCACCGTTATGTGTGCAATTATTACATGCGTATTCTGACTGAAGTCTACTTGCACAATTAATACAAAGTAATGGATATGAAATATCGCTCATTAGACATCACCTGCCTGTCTGTGATTAGCTCTGTAAGTATCAAATCCCTCTGGATATCTTGCTTTCAGCTTATCAATGTTAATCTGCATGATTTCATCAAGGCTAAACTCGAAAGAATCGCACATTAAAGCTAAGTACCAACATACATCGCTGATTTCACGCTTTAAATGTTCGGCATCTAACTGCTTTTCATGGAAAATCCATTTTTTAAGCATGTCGTTAAGCTCTCCAACCTCGCCGGATAAACCTAATGCAGCATTAAGAACACCACCTAATTCAATCTCTGGCATATCTTCGCCGCGGTTGCCAATCTTTAAATCATTAATCTTATTCAGAAGCCTGTCTGTAGACTTTTGATCGTTAGTACGCATAGCCAAAGCCTGATACTCTACTCCCTGCATTTCTAACTCCTAACCTTTTTTATTTTTTGAAATTTTTTGGAATTTACTCGGCTGAATTAGCCGTTTTCTGATGTGTTTATTGAATATCTTATGAATAATTAAGATGTGTCTATTATACACCTATCTATCAGATTTGTACAGTAGATTTATTGATTATATTATATGGGTTATTATCAGGACTATATATTAATAAATATAATGGTTATTGTATATAGTTTAATAAATTATTATTGGTTGGTTATGTATATATAAATATATATAATAAGCCTTTTTATCTTTGGGAATATTTGAGCGACTTAGTTAGGCTCGCAATGCGTGCATATATAACCCCCACGCCATGCGTTTGTGAATAATGCACAATGAAATCAGCCAGAGCGGAGCCGTTGCGCAATGAATAATTATCACGCAATCGCTGTCAATCCGCTTGTTTGCTGGCTTTGTCGTGCTTTTATCGCTCAAATGTTCTGTTTTATCACTTCGCTAAAGTCTAATTTAGCGAAATGCTGTTATCGTGAGCCAAACAGCTAGAATCCGCTTATTTACTAGCTTTATGGGCTTTCTTGTACATCTTGCACAATGATTTCTTGTTGTGCAATTTGACGAAGATTAGAGCCTTGAGCGTTTCCAGATGTGCCAAGCTGTGGAAGGTCTGCGGCTGTTTTAATGGCCTTAGCAGAACTTTCTCTGCTAACACCGGGAAGATTCCAAGCAAAATGTCTGTTGAGTATTGCAAGAATGCCGACAGGGTTTTTGTTGCCGGTTGCAAGCTTGTTTGATAAACTTTCTTCACGAAAAATCCGCAGTTTTTGCACAATGTCGAAGCCTTTTGTACTTAGTTTTCTCTCATCTGCTCCCCAGTCCATTAAGGTATCGTAATTAATACCAGTTAATAAACTATATCCCATTATACTACATTCTTTATCATATACAGAGCATAAATAGTAATATATATATAATATATACTCTAATTTATCTAAATCATACATATAAAAATTACTGTTCATTATGCAATTAGTGTTGCTTTTATTAATATTATTGCTTAATTTTAATATACTTTTATCACTAAAGACATATTTATTAATATACATTAGGGCAGCATTCCATCTGCTTTGTGGCTCTTTGGTCATGTCGTCAATTTTGTATTCTTCGCAAAACTGCGCGAGATATAATTCTATATCATTTTTAAACACTTCGGGCGTGTCTGGTGTTTCTTTTACTTTTTCCAACTTGTTCTACTCCTTTCCGCTAAAAATAAAAAAACACGTTCAGGACTTCAAGCGGTATTTGCTTTCTATCTGTAATGTGTTTATCTTTTAGTCAAATGATAATTTATTTTTTTGAAAAAATCAAGCCGGAAAAATTTTTTTGTAGGCTCTCTCTTTCTTTTTTTATTTTTTCTTTCTTTCTTTCTTTTTCTTTGCTTCTTTCTTTTTCTTTCTGTCTTTTTTCTTTTTTTCTTTCTCTAATTTTTTACTTAAAAATATTTTGAATAATACTATTAATGAAAAATCATTTTTAAGCACAAAAAAGGCAGGCTAAAACCTGCCTTGCGTTTATTTGTGGTCATACCCAATTTTTAACGTCTCTTGTCGCAAGTGTTGCGACATCCTCATCATATCCGCTCTCTTTGATTTCTTCAATTATTCGCCTTGCTGCGATAACCTCGACAACTGCATATGCTCCCGTGTGTTTCTTGTCACGTTCAGACATAGAGGCCCAATCTTGAGCCGCTACCCGGAGCGCCTCTTTTTCGGTATTATAAAATAATTGGAAGCCTGCGTTATCATCATCTGTTATACTCTCGAACATATACAGAACGCCGACGCTTTCGTCCTCTTCTTCCTCGAAACTATATGGAACCTCATCCCCATTATATTCATGTTTTAGATATTCTTTAAGGTCTGCTATATCCTGAACGTTTTCCAACTCTTCCGCCAATTCTTTTGGGAAGTCTTCCTCATCACATCGAAAGCAGGCTTTGAGCCCTTCCAGCGTGTAAGGTTTAAGCTCCTCTCTTGCGCTTCTTTCGTTCTTGTCGATTATGTGATATATTTTCATAACATCCACCTTTCCAGCCTTTCGGCTGTCCTTTCTTAATTTGTACCCTTATTATATAACGCTATCGTTATATAGTCAAGTGGTATTTTAAAATTCTTTTAACTATTTAGAATGGGCATTCGTCGGAGCTTGTACAGGTTGAAGCTTTTGTCTTTTCTTTCTCCTGCACTTTCTCCATTACAGCTGCCACAATAAAGCCGTTAAGACTGTCGCCTGCCGCTGCTCTGATTCGCTCTTCGTCCTCTTTCTTAAACCTTACAAGGCTTTTAAAATAAGCCTTATTATCATATTTTTTTATAGCTCTTGCTTGCGCTTTAGATACTGCCATCAAATCAACTCCTTTTATAAAGATAACTTTATTATATAGTAGCGTTATATCAAAGTCAATATAAATATAAAGATAACTTTATTATATAGTAGCGTTATATATTTATATATAGATAGCTTTATACATATTGCACAATAAAAATATATAGATAGCTTTATATATTTGTTACATTTTGCGACTTGTAATTATATAACGATAGCTTTATAATAAGAGCATAAATAAAAGGCGGTCGCAATCCTACCAAGACGCACGCCGCCACCAATCAAAAAAAGAAAGGTAAGCCGATTATATCGCAATCGGCGAAATGGTACAAGGTTATGAGATTTGAAGTTAAGGGCGACACAATTACAAGTGAAACATTAGGTAATACAGATATTTATAAAATAGTTGAAAAGATTCCATTTGGTTTCTATGTATGGAATATCGGCGAGAATATGGGGAGTGATGAATATATTCCAGTTTGCCAAGATTTGTATCCGGGAATTAAAGATGATTACTCTATCAACCCTGACACTTTAAGAGCTATTAAGCTACCAAAAGAAGAGGTTGAGTTATTAAGAGAAGCCGCAGCACGGGGAGTTAATAGCATAGAGACAGCAAGAAAGGCATTAAAGAGCCGCCGCCATAGTTATATGGCCGAAAAGAAGAGAGAAAGCGCACGCAAAACAATAGTTATATTTGAAAGGATTACAGAATAAGGAGGATTAAAAATGATTATAGGAACATTAGAAAACGGCAATAAATGCGTTTATGATTTGCCTAGCAATATAGAAACAGCCAAGCAGATGGAAAGTCTTATATATGACTACAATACAGGTAGAATGGCAGAAAGTCAGAGAGAAGAACTTTATAATCAGCCTAAGTTATTAGGTTTAAATGGTCCGATGTTTAACGGATTCGGAACACTTAAAAGCACAGGCGAAACGGTCGTGATAATTAGATATGAAAAGCCAGAAAGATTCTAAGGAGGCGTTATTTATGGCAACAATCAAATTACAAGGAATACATACACCACAGAAAGCAATCCCGGCGGCAGAATTAAAGCCGGGGATGATTACAGTTTGGAATTATGGTTACACTTCCACAGTCAAAAGCATAGAGCCAACAAAGAGCGGAAAAAGCGTTAAATGCGTTATTATTTCCGACGAAAGCGGAAACGAACATATTAGAACAATGCGAGCTGATAGGCTTGTAGGAGTTAAAGAGGAAGAGCCAAAAAATCCAATTGATAAGGCACTTGCAAGCAGGCAAAAAACATATAGTGGAATATATAGCAAGGCCGGCTTTCCCGGGGTTTGATTCCCCGGCTTGCTTTACCCGTAAGGGAATAAATAAAAGAAAGGTAAAAACATTATGAACAGATTAGAAGAAGCAAAAAAGGCATTTTTAGAAGTTAGAAGCATTTTGACAGAAAAACATGAAGACTTTGCACTTGCAAAAGCATATAAAAAGCCTTGGAAGTGGTACAGGGAACACACCACGCAAGAAGCTATTAAGATTTTAAGAGCAGAAGCAGAAACAAAAGCAAACTAACCGCCGCAGAGAATGCCAGCCGGACCGATACCGGCGGCGGTTTTTCCTATAAAGGATAATATTAGAATATGGAGGTTAAAAAATATGAGATTTTGCGGACATTTAAAAGACGGCACACAATTATTATTAACAGACGACGAAATAATTAACAATGCACTTGAGCAGGAAAAGCAAGGAATTAAACCACATTATTGTTTTTATGATTATAAAGAGGAAAAAGCAATAACGCCGCCGGGGTGGCTTATTTGGTCTTTACATAATGGCGGTTGTGGCGTGGTTTATCGCCGCGATGATGGGAAAATGATTATAAATGCAGGAATGCAAGGCGATTTTTGTTATATTTAATTTTAAGGGCGTACAAATTGCGCCCTTTTTGGCTTGCTCTGGTTTAGCTGGTTCGATTCCAGCTGCAAGCATTAAGCATATATTTTTATATGCTTTTATTTGCGTACCTTGAAAAATTAATATAATAATGCTATGCTTATGTATAAGACTTTTTGCGCCTTTTTAGGTGTACAAGTGTACCCAGTTGGGGCGGCGTGCGTTCTGGTATATCTTCCAGATTTGGCGACAGCTTCCACAACTTGCAAGGGCATATTATACCCATTTACACAACGCATTTAAAAACATTTTAAGGCTGTTTCGTTCTGTAGGCTTATAAATCTACACCGACACAATAAAACCGCCACACAGGGCAAAACACAAAACCATAACGCCGAAATTGTAAGCCACACCTACAAGCGTAAAGAATCAGCCATACGCTTTAGTGTGTTAAAGTTCTAAAGTTTTTTATCAATTTTTCAAGGCAAATCTAAACGAAATCGAGGTCAAAATCTGATAAAAGTTTTCAACCGATTTTTGAATTTCAAAATTGCATATGACGGGGGTATCAAAATTTTTGCATTATATTTTATGAGAAAATTTTTTAAATTTTTAAAGTATAATTTGAACGAAATCTGAACCAAATTTTGAGATTTTTTAAAATTGAAATTGTGAATACAAAAAGTCAACCCACGGAGGTAGCAAAAAAGTTGCATTATATTCCGTGGGGTTTAAATTAATCTATAAAAATAATCGGTTTATCGTCATCAAAAAGATTACTAACAACTTCCTGTCCTTTATCCACCAAGTAACAAGAAACTTTCTGGAATCGCCTAAAACCTTTGATAATTTCGTATTTGTTATTAATTCCATATATAGTTCCTGCGAAATTGCCTTTATTAACAGGAATATAAGATTGCGTATCTAATGGAGCTGATATGGGTTTGTCAAGCTCTTTAAGTTCTACAATATCTACCGCTTCAATCTTACATAAATCACCATATTCACCTAGCGATGGATATACCGGTGGGTTTAGTAACGCATGGTATATATCATCTATGTCACTATCATCAGCTTTGATGTATATAGTTGTATATAAATCAACTAGCATTAGATGATATTTAACTGTACTAACCCAGCCGGTATGGCTTCCGTCTGCATAATCTGTTATAACATCCCAACGCTTAAGCATTTCATCGCTAATTTTGTTGAAATTATAGCCACCGTGCCATTCTTTTTGCACCTTAGTATTATAAATTCCTTTGCCAGTAACAAAATAATCTAATTTATGATACTTTTTCCATTGACACATTGAATGAATAAACCCATTAACTGTGCTAAATGGTGGCAAAGGGTAGCAATCTGCACCTTTTGGCGCTGATGGATTATTGAATCTAGCCATTTCTTGATACATTTTTAATCTTACAACTCTCATAATAAAACCTCTAAAATAAAATAAGTTGCACCTATACAAAAATGTATCAATGCAACTTTCCACTATGGTTCTATTAAGGTAAAATGATATATTAATTATCAATTGTTTACATCTATTAAATAATAGCATTTTTAAATATTATTGTCAACACAACAACTTTCTGTATAAATTAATGCTTTACTTGAATACCGACATTGACCAAGCTCATATATCAATAATTCTTTTGTCATAGTCGGATTAGTCTTTTGAATTATCTTTAACAGCTCATCAATACTCATTATCCCACTCTCCTAACTGCTCCAAGCACCATATCAACAATGTCAAATACTTCATCACCATAAGTTGCTACAAAATCGCACAATATTTCTTCCTGCTCAATAGGCAAGTACACATCATAGGACATACAGATTGCATGGCATACTTCGTGTATAAGCACTTTGCGTTCCATAAATCCACGCAAGGCATTTGATAGATAAATTGTGTGTGTATTTCTATCTGTTACGCCTAGCACAGAAACATTGTCTGACCGCTTTAATTCACTTGAATTTGAATTTTTATATTGTACTTGCCACATTGTGCCATTAATGCTAAAAATCATCTGTATGCTCCTTTCCGAATAAAACAGGCTATGAATATTGCTACCCATAGCCTTTAAAATTATATCTTAGATACAAGAGTACTTAACTTCGTTCTAAGTAAATTCTTCTCTTCTGCCGACATATCAGCTACCATACTTGTAATATCGCTTGCAAGTTCCTTGGTATAGCTGTCAAGTGACTTCATCTTGTGTTCCTTATCTTCTGGCGTGTTATTCTTGTGCATTTCCTTAGTTTCTGTGTAGTTTCTCTTTGCCCTGTCGTAATTACTTTCAGACATTGGCTCTGTATAGTACATCTTGCCATAATCTCTATCCATATCCCTCATATGCTCTGCTTCTGGGTACATGTGCATATAAGGCGGTTCTTCATATCCTCTGCGGTATGTTCCTTTGCCTTTTGGGGCGAATCTGCCATTTGCATAGCGGTAGTGGTCATAGTATCTTCTGTCTGGATAATCTTCGTACTGTTCAAGCATACGCATAATATCCTCATTATCTTCTGACTTTTCCATAGCTTCAACAATTCTGTAATCTTTGTCAAAACAAGCTATGTTCTTCGCTATTTCTGTAAAGTCCTTTAAATCGTCAAGGTTCTGCCCCTCAAAGCTATCTAATCCGATTGCTTCAACCTTAGCCTTGACACATTCCATAATCTGTTTAGCCCATTTATGCATAATATCAAGCCTCCCTTACTGCAATCAAATTACTATTCTGAACTTCAATAGCCTGTGCTGATGTATTCTGCACCGCTACTGTACTGCAACAGCCACAAGGTACATCAACGTATGCCTGTGCTGATACATTAAAGAAATTCTCAACTGCGGCTGGCGTTACAATCATTCGTGTTGACTGTAAAGGCTCTCCATCTACTGCAATAGCAAGCGAAATCTCTTCAACTGTACCGCCTGTAGGTATCTGAATGTTACCGCTATAAGATACTAAAAATCTAGCTTTGCACTGATTTGTGATACCTCTTAGCTTTATAATTCCGCTTCCCTGTCTGTGGACTATACATTTGCTACCGCATACTGGTGTTTCTGTAAATGCAACATCTTCTCCGGCGACAACTGTTTGTAACGCAATTCCTGTTATTTCCATTATTTTTACCTCTCTTTCATAAAAATAAGGGCAAACATTATAGTCTGCCCTTTGGTTATAAGTAATACTGCATAGCAGACATGATTGAGTTAAACTCAATTAAGATACTCAATTATTCAGTTTTAGCAATTACAGCCGGTATTGCAACCGTATCCATAAGCATAAGCGTTAGGATTAGGCACAACATAAGCTGGAATAGCTGTAGGATTTACAGAGTTGACAATCTGCTGTGCCTGTGCTGTCATTGCAGTAGTCAGAAGTGCGCTCTGTCTATCCTGTGAAGCAGAAAGTTCAAGTTTCTGTACCTTATCTCTCAAATCTGCATTTTCCTTTGTACATAAGTAATCAAGAATAGCTCTTGTTCCTGCCTGCTGGCTGTCAATAATATCTCTTGTGTTATTGTTCATTGTGTTCTGCAAAGCGCAAGTGTTAGTTGCCATGTTGTAGTTTACACCCTGAATGGCTTCCCTTGTCTCGCAGCAACAGTTAGCAAGCTGCGCCTGTAAAGCGTTGGTATTCTGCATATTAGCGACTGTATCAGCGTTAATAGCCTGCTGTATGCCATAGCCTGTCTGCATGATATTTGTGTTAATACCATTAAAGCCGGTAAGCATACTGTTATTCATGGCATAAAAGCCATCACAAAGCCCGTTGGAAATGCCATCTAACTTGCTGATAACTGCGGAATTATCAAATCCTCTCTGAATATCAGCCTGTGTAGCAGCTGTTGCAACATAGCCACCGCCATTGTTGCCACCAAAACCGCCAAATCCACCATTGCCCCATCCAAAGAGTAATGCAAATACAACGATTATCCAAAGCCATCCACCGTCAGCCCATCCGCCGTTATTGCCGTTGCCGTCAATATTAGCGACTAATGGTACGCTGGCACAATTTGAGTTTGAAAACATATTGTTACCTCCTAAAAATATATTCATAAAGATGTCACCTAGGTAGTTTGCAAAGACATCTAATATGTTGCTAATTACCAAATCTACTTTTTATCTGATTAAATACATCATCTGCATTTAATCCCTTTTCTTTGCATAAATTTCTAGCCATCTGTTCTATGCCTTGCATATTGCCTTGCTGTGCCATCTGCATAGTGTTTTTCATCATAGGATTGCTCATAATCTGATTATTTCCCATCATCTGCTGTATAAACTGTTGCGGACCAGCTTTCATCATCTGAAAAATGTTAATTGGGTTCATTCTTCATCACCACCTTTGCTTTGAGTTCTTGAAGTTTTTCTTTGTGTTCCTAAAGATTTATCAAATCTATCTTCCAACTGCCCTATTTTCTCTGATAATTCCTCAAACTTATTTAAGAATAGCTGTGTGCTTTCGTCTGATAGGGTAAATTTAGCGTTTTCTGCGTTAGACATAGAATTTACTGTCTGATTATCTTTTGGGGCTGTATAAGGCTTATACACAATCGTATTAATGGTCCCGTTAGCGTTCCAACCTTTGACATAAATCTCTGACATATCCTGTTTAGGGAAAAATGCCATTGAGCCGTCCATAGGAACCTCGTTAGCATTGATATTTTCAACTGCCTGCACTATTCGTCCGTTAATGCCTGCCATTTGCTGTGGCATAGGCTGTTGCTGTAAGCTCTGCTGATAATTTTGCAAAAAATTCATTCTATCCATATACGGATTTTGAGATTGCATATAAGGATTATTCATCATAGGTGCCTGATAAGGATTGTTCATTGTCTGCCTCCTCTAAAACATCTTCGATTGCGTGGATAACTAGAGATAATGTCACTAAGTCAAGTTTTTGTAATTCCTCTTTACTTAAGATTTTCTCTCTGACTTCATTAGAAAACATTCGCACTACCTCTCTTTCTAACTTAATTTTGGCATAAAAAAAGAGAAGAACATTATCAAGTTCTTCTCATATTTACATCACGCAAAAGCTCTTTTATTTAATTGCCTTTATCCGTACGCCATTAAATTTTCCGTACACCATTTTTACACCATTTTGCCATTGAAATACATAGAAATATATAGATTTATGTGGCGTATAGATGGAGTAAGCACTTTTATTTTATCCTCCGCAAAATCCCTTAAATACAGTAATTATCATAACTTTCATTAAGGTCATAAGGAGTTATCTG